CACGATAAACAACGGCTCGCCACAAGCCGAACTAAAGAAGGAATGTTGCACCATGACCCCAAACATTTCAATCACTCTGAATACACCGCACGTCACAATTGAGCGCTATAGCGAACTTACAGGGCTTCCAGTCGATACGATCAATGACATGTTGGCCGATGGCCGCCTTCCGCGCCATCGTCTCCGTAAAGATAAAAAGCGCGAAAAGGTCATGATTAACATGGCTGCTCTGACTCTAGACGCACTATCGTCTTAAGAAACCTTTGCTTATCGCAGTCAGTTTTAAGGTTCGATTTTGCGATAGGTTCGGAGATGAAAACTATGTTTGATTATAAAGTTTCCAAACAAAGTCATTTTGATGAAGCCTGCCGGGCTTTCGCTTTACGCCATAACATGGCGAAGCTCGCAGAGCGAGCAGGTATGAACGTTCAAACCCTGCGTAATAAGCTCAACCCGGAGCAACCGCACCAGCTCACAGCGCCAGATATCTGGCTGCTGACCGATCTCACCGAAGACTCAACGCTGGTTGATGGGTTTTTGGCGCAGATCCATTGTCTGCCGTGTGTGCCAACCAATGAAGTCGCACGGGAGAAAATGCCGCAATACGTCCTGAAAGCCACCTCTGAGATCGGCCGTGTCGCCGCTTGCGCAATATCTGGCGTTCAGATGAATGCGACTACTCGCCGTCAGGTTGTCGAAAGCGTCAACTCCGTTACTCGGCTGATGGCACTTACCGCGATTTCGCTGCAGGCGCGGCTACAGGCTAACCCTGCAATGGCAAGTGTCGTCGATACCGTAACGGGCCTTGGCTCATCATTCGGTCTGAGCTGAGGTGTTTATGTTGAGAAACGAACCTTCATTTGCGTCGCTTCTCGTTAAGCAAAGCTCGGCAATGCACTGCGGCCACGGCTGGATTATCGGGAAGGATGGGAAGCGCTGGCATCCGTGCCGCTCGCAGGATGCGCTTCTGGCTGACCTGTCCACTATCCAACAGGGGAAACCATGGCTATTGAAGGTCCTGCAGCAACTGTTCCACTGAGTACCGGTCAGCGCCTGAATGGGCTGAACCACATCGCGGAGCTGAGAGCAAAAGTGTTTGGTCTGAATATTGAGCACGAGCTGGAACGGTTTATTAATGAGATGCGCGATTCACGCGACATTAATCATAAACAGAACGAGAGGGCACTGGCCGCCATATTCTTCATGGCAAAAATTCCGGCAGAACGTCACAGCGTCAATATTAATGAGCTGACCACTGACGAAACGCGGGAGCTGATTAAAACAATGAATCATTTTCGTGCAGTGGTGAGCTTATTTCCCAAACGGCTAACCATGCCGAATTAATCCCAAACAGAAATTAATGGCGTAAACCCGCCGGGCATTCTTTTGCCCAAATTCAGGAGAATTGATGATGCGAAATAGTGAAACCCGCACCACCACAACCGGACCGGATGATGCCGGTTTATTCCAGCTGTTTAAGGAGACTCGTCTGGATGAGCGTAAAAGCTGCGCGTTTGCCGTTTCCATCCGCATGGAGGCACTGGCGATCCACATCCTGAAAGAGGGGATGAACGGAGTAGAGGCGGCAGAACTGCTGCGCCGTGAAGTTACCCGTTATGAAGCTGAATCACGCGGAGACTGGCACTGATGGCCGATTCTATGGACCTTGTACAGCAGCGCGTTGAAGAAAACCTGCAGCGCCATATTCAGAACGCCCGTGCCAGAAAGCCCGGTACAGCTCGCGTTCTCTGCATCGACTGCGACACGCCAATTCCAACGGCTCGCAGAGAAGCCATTCCGGGCGTGCAGTGCTGCGTGACTTGTCAGGAAATTGCTGAGCTGAAAGGGAAGCACTATACCCGAGGCGCGCTGTGAGCTTCGGAGTCAGTCACTGATGCCGGAATTAACAAAAGATAAAGGCGGCCCGACTAAGGCCGCCGGGGCTTTCCCATGGAATGCCTCAAAAAAAGCAATAAACCCTTATCTGGACCCGGCGGAAGTTGCGCCGGTGTCTGCGCTTTCAAACCTGATCACTCTCTACGCTGCGGACAACGAGCAGGAACAGCTGCGCCGTGAGGCGCTGAGTGATGAGGTCTGGGAACGCTATTTCTTCAATGAATCCCGCGATCCTGTTCAGCGTGAAATGGAACAGGACCAGCTCATCAGTCGCGCCAAAATGGCCCGTGAGCAGCAACGCTTTAATCCCGATTTAGTCATTCTGGCTAACGTCAGCGTCGAACCCGCTCACGTCAGCAAACCTCTGCTGGAGCGAATTAAATTCTTCCATGGGCTGGGAAGGCCAAAGGCATATTCCCGCTATCTGCGTGAAACAATCAGGCCGTGTCTTGAACGGCTGGATCGCGTGCGTGAAAGCCAGGTGTCTGCCTCGTTCCGGTATATGGCGAGCCATGTAGGGCTTGAGGGGCTGCTGGTTCTGCCGGAAATGAATCAGGAGCAGGTTAAACGCTTGTCCACGCTGGTTGCGGCGCACATGAGCCTCTGTCTCGATGCTGCCTGCAGCGCTTTGTTTGTGACTGATGACGTCAAGCCGGAACAAATCCGCCAGTCATGGGAAAAGGTGGCCGCTGAGGCTATGCGTCTTGATGTCATTCCGCCTGCCTTTGAACAGCTGCGCCGCAAGAAACGCCGCCGCAAGCCTGTACCCTATGACCTTATTCCGGGTTCGCTGGCGCGGATGCTGTGTGCAGACTGGTGGTATCGCAAACTGTGGCAGATGCGCTGCGAGTGGCGGGAGGAACAGCTGCGTGCCGTTTGCCTGGTCAACAAGAAAGCATCCCCGTATGTCAGCTATGAAGCCGTGATCCACAAACGCGAGCAGCGCCGTAAATCGCTGGAGTTTTTCCAGTCGCACGAGCTGGTCAATGCCGACGGTGACACGCTGGATATGGAAGATGTGGTGAACGCCAGCAGCAGCAATCCGGCACACCGCCGCAATGAAATGATGGCCTGTGTGAAAGGGCTGGAGCTGATCGCCGAAATGCGCGGCGACTGCGCTGTGTTCTATACCATCACCTGCCCGTCGCGCTTCCACGCCACTCTTAACAACGGCAGGCCCAATCCGAAGTGGACCAGCGAAACGGTCCGGCAGAGCAGTGACTATCTGGTTGAAACCTTCGCCGCATTCCGCAAGGCCATGCACAAAGCCGGTCTGCGCTGGTATGGCGTGCGCGTTGCCGAGCCGCACCACGACGGCACCGTGCACTGGCATTTGCTGTGCTTCATGCGTAAAAAAGACCGCCGCACGCTCACTGCGCTGCTGCGTAAATTCTCGATTCGCGAGGACCGTGCCGAGCTGGGCAACAATACCGGCCCGCGCTTCAAGTCTGAACTCATCAACCCGCGCAAAGGCACGCCGACCAGCTACATCGCCAAGTACATCAGTAAGAACATCGACGGGCGCGGGCTGGCAAAAGAGATCAGCAAAGAAACCGGCAAATCACTGCGCGACAGTGCGGAGCACGTCAGTGCCTGGGCATCGCTTCACCGCGTCCAACAGTTCCGTTTCTTCGGTATTCCAGGGCGTCAGGCATATCGGGAACTGCGTTTGCTAGCCGGGCAGGCCGCAAGAGCGCAGGGCGATAAAAAAGCAGGTGCGACGGTGCTGGAAAATGCGCGGCTTGATGCCGTGTTAGCTGCGGCTGATGCGGGCTGCTTTGCCACCTACATCATGAAGCAGGGCGGAGTTCTGGTTCCCTGCAAACATCACCTTATCCGAACCGCATACGAGCTTAACGACGAGCCAGGCACCTACGGCGATCACGGCATCCGAATCTATGGCATCTGGTCCCCGATTGTTGAGGGCCGGATCTGCACGCACGCGATGAAGTGGAAAATGGTTCGTAAGGCCGTTGACGTTCAGGAGGCGACAGCCGACCAGGGCGTTTGCGCCCCTTGGACTCGTGGCAATAACTGTCCCCCTGTTGAAAAAACGTACCAGACAGGGGGCGAATTACCGGGCAGCGAAGAACCTGCAGCCTTGCCGGACTTCGAGAACATGAGCAAAAAGGAACTGAGAGAGCTGACCGCGAGGTTGCGGCTGGTCAAACCGAAGCGCAGGAAAGGGTACAAACAGGAAATTACGGATCACCAGCGCCTGCAGCTCGATGCAGAGCTGAGGTCCAGAGGCTTTGACGCCAGTGAAACGGAAGTGGATTTGCTTTTGCGTGGCGGTAGTCTGCCATCTGGAGCCGGGTTGCGCCTGTTCTATCGGAACCAGCGACTACAGGAGGATGACAAATGGCGTCAGTGGTACTGAAAAAGTCAGGAATGAGGTCATCTATTAATCAAAGGGTTAGCTGAGTAAAAAAGTATTTCAGCTTTAATTACACATGATGTACTGTATATATAAACAGTAATAAGGGGAGGGAGTTGTGAACGATTTGTTCATGGAGTCACTT